AAAAAAAACCCGCGCTCGGCGGGCTGGATTACTGTCGGGTCAGTTGCAGATGACTGTCGTCCCTACCGGACGGCATATCGTTGTCTTGACTGGTTGCTTGCCTGCTGCTGCCGCCGACATCGCGGTGCCTTCCCTGTCTTTTTCTACTTAAACATCTGCATCGGCTTGCTGCTGCGCCGCCTTGAGGTCGCTAACCGGCCGTTTCCCGGTCTTCTTCGCAAGCGCCATCTGTGTTAGGCGAGCTTGTGTCCGCGCCTGCTTCACGCGATCCCCGATCGTTGTTTGGTTTTTTGCATCTAATTCCATCCAATCAGTTTGATGTTTGTTCTTATCGGTGTGCCTATTGACAAAGGAAATAGTAACGCCTATATTCTCACCCATGGACTGGCAAAAACTAATTTCTGACCTCGTGTCAGTCGGCATGACGCAAGCCGAGATAGGAAAAAGCGTCAATTTGTCGCAGCCGACGATATCGGACATTGCTTCGGGCCGAATTCAGGACGTCCGATGGAATTCCGGCGAACGGCTGCGTGCTCTTCACAAGCGCCGGATGCGGTCTGCAAAGGCTGCTGCATGACACACCGTCTCTCCTCCCCCGTGGGTTCGCACGACCACGGCTTAACGCTCCGGCCTTTTCCCTCGACCGTTACGGGTCGGAGCCTTTCTACAAAGCACCCTCGCAAGCATGAGGGCGATATACCAGCGCGGCAGGCGGAACTGGCAGCACTGGAGGCGGCTGCATAATGGCTGGCGACTGGATCAAGATGCGCAGCAATCTTTGGGACGATCCAAGGGTGGCGCGCATCGTCGATGCAACAGATACCAGTGAGGCCGCTGTGGTTGGCGCGCTCTACTGGCTGTGGGCTACTGCTGACCAGCACACGGAAGACGGTGTGTTGTCCGGTATGAGCTTGCGCGCACTGGATCGAAAGACAGGTGTGCAAGGGTTTGGCGCGGCACTCGTTGATATCGGATGGCTGACTGAGCGAGACGATGGATTGCAGGTTGTCCGCTTCGAGGAGCACAACGGGAAGTCAGCGAAACGTCGTTGTTCAGAGTCTGTCCGCAAAATGTCCGCACGCGATGCGGACAAGGTGCAGACGGATAATGGACATAAATCGGACGCTCTGCCTCAATCGTGCGCACCTAGAGAAAGAGTAAGAGAAGAAGCAAAACATTCCGTAGCTAACGCTACGGGCGGCAAGCCGCCGATGTCGCCGGATGAAATTATTTTCGGCTATGGCATTCCGCTGCTGGTGTCTGCTGGCTCTACCGACAAAGCAGCCCGGTCATTCCTCGGCGGTCTTCGCAAGCATCACGGCGACGATGCGCTCATCAACACCCTCCGCGAATGCCTGAAAGCCAAGCCGTTACAGCCTACGGAGTGGCTTGCGGCTGCACTGCCGCCAAACGGACGCCCACAAGCCAGAGCTTCGCCTATCGCAAACCGAGAGGAATCGCGCAGGGCCGCAGGGATCGGGATTTTTGGAAACTTGGAGGACGAGCATGGACGCCGGACATTCGACATCACGCCCGCCGCTACCTTCGCACTGGGTGGCCCGGATTTTCCGTGAGCTTCAGGGCTACTACGGATCGCGGTTTCTGGACATGTGGCGAGTCGGGCAGCTATTGCCGGACGGGCAGGACGCCGGTATCGCTAACGCGAAGGAAGTGTGGGGCGAAAAGCTGGCGGGCTTTGCGGATCGGCCTGAGTGCATCAAGCGGGCTTTGGAGTCTTTGCCGCCGCATCCACCGACGCTGCCGGAGTTTGTAGGCCTGTGCAGGCAATTCACGCCGGCTTACCCGCCGATGCTGACAGGCCAGCATCCGGACCAGCAGACGCGACAGAGGAACATGCAGGCGCTGAAAGAAGTTATCCGGGGCATGGTGCATTGAGCGTCATTCAGCATATAGCGGTGTAAAAATAGACCATAGGACACGGGGGATTGTTATGGAACAAAAAGATTTTTTGAGTGGTGATGTGCAAGAGATTGTTGGCCAATGCAGATCCGCGTTCTGTCGGATTGAATCATTGCCGCTAGATCAAAAGGTGGCGGCGATTAACGCAATTCGTGAGGCATTGCTTGAACACTCGCCGTTTAAGTCAGAGCCGGTGGATTGCGTCCGGTGGATCAAGTCAGACCAAGTGACTGCAAACGACTACAACCCGAACAGCGTAGCGCCTCCGGAAATGCGTTTGCTTGAGCACTCGATTACAGAGGACGGTTATACGCAGCCAATTGTCTCTTGGTCGCGTGACGGCGTTTATGAAGTTGTTGATGGTTTCCACCGGCACCGTGTTGGGAAAGAGTCTGCAACCGTTCGCGCTCGAGTTCATGGCTATTTGCCTGCAGTTGTAATCAACACGGAGCGCAATGACAAAAATGACCGTATGGCGGCGACGATCCGCCACAACCGTGCCCGTGGAGAGCATCGCGTTGAATCAATGGCAGACATTGTTGTAGAGCTTAAGCGCCGCTTTTGGTCAGATGAAAAGATTGCAACCGAGCTTGGAATGGACGCGGACGAGGTTTTGCGATTAACCCAGGTTACCGGGCTTGCTGGATTGTTTGCCGATAGAAGCTTTTCAGAAGCTTGGCAAGCTACGTCATTTGAAGAGGTTGAAGGAGATAACTTAGACGATGATGAATGACCACTGGCATCCGTTTTGGAAGTGGGAAGAAGTAAAGCACAACATGTGGGGCGACGTTAAGCCGAAAGCTAAGTGGCTTAACAAAGCGGTCGAATTTACAGGTGACCACGTTTTATACGGTCGCTGGATGATGAAAGTGGTGGAGTTGTGGAAATATTCATGCGAACACAACCTGACAAAGACGGACACGAATCGAAAGGCATGGGTCGGACACGCGGCCGTCGCTATGGCGATTCAGTGCCCGGAAGATGTTGTCAGGGAAGCATGGGGACATTTGACAGAACAACAGCAGACGCTTGCAAACCATCAAGCGCAGCTAGCAATTGAGCATTGGGAGAGAACGCAATGCCGAAGTATTCAATTGGAGTTGATGTTTTAACCGCATCGCAGCAGCGGATTGAATGGACGTTTGACAAGTTCAATCGAATATATTGCAGCTTCAGTGCGGGTAAAGACTCTGGCGTGATGACTCACCTTGTGTGCCAAGAAGCGCGCAAAAGGGGCCGCAAAGTTGGGTTGTTTTTCTTGGATTGGGAGGCGCAATTTACTCACACGATTGAGTTTGCCAAGTCGATTTTTGAAGAGTACGCAGACTGTATTGAGCCGTATTGGTTTGCTGTGCCAATCAAGACTTGGAACGCATGTTCTGCCCATGAACCTGAATGGCAGGCTTGGCAAGAAAGCAAGCGCAACCTTTGGGTCAGGGAGCCAGACCCGCAAAGCATTACAGACGGATCATCTGTGCCGTTCTGGTATGACGGGATTATGTTTGAAGAGTTTGTTCCGGCTTTTGCAAAATGGTACGCGGCGGGAGAAAGAACCGCTTGCTTTGTAGGCATCAGGGCGCAGGAAAGCCTGAATCGATTCCGCACTCTTGCGCGAGATAAGCCGACGTTTGAAGGCAAGATGTTCACAACAAACGTGGTTGATGATGTTTGGAACGTCTATCCAATATATGACTGGCAGACAGAAGATATTTGGACGTATCACGGAAAAACAGGGAAGTCTTACAACAAGCTTTACGACAGGATGCATCAAGCGGGATTGACGCTGCATGCGATGCGGATTTGCGAGCCGTTCGGTGAAGAATCGCGCAAGGGAATGTGGCTTTACCAAGTAATTGAGCCTGCGGCATGGGCAAAGCTTGTGCTTCGTGCAAATGGGGCGAATTCAGGGAAGCTTTACGCAAACACACGGGGGTCAATGATGGGTAATCACACGATTGCTCTCCCTGAAGGGCACACATGGAAATCGTTTGCGCTGTCAATTCTTGACAGCACTCCGCCAAAAACGCGTGAGCATTACAAGCACAAGATTGCGCATTACATACAGTGGCACAAGGTGCGAGGATATCCGGATGGTTTGCCTGACGGAGAGGAAGTGCCAATTAAGCTTGAAAACGCACGTAAAGTTCCTAGCTGGAGACGGGTTTGCAAGACGCTTTTGAAGAATGATTACTGGTGCAAATACCTTGATTTCAGCCCGACAAAAACATCGGCTTATGCAAGGTATGAAGAATTGATGATGAAGCGCCGCCAGAAGTGGGGGATTTTTTCAGATGACTAGCAAATGCGCGGGATTGAACTGCGAGGTTGCGCTTACCTGCGGTCGCTTTAACCGCAAGTCACACACAGCGCACTTGTGCAGCTTTGCAGGCAACGA